TTAAAGCGACAAATTCAGCTGATCCCGGCCATAGTGCGAAGCCGGAAAAGCGTCTTGCGGAACGAAGTCAGCGGGTAACTTTTCGCAGGGGGCGCGCTTCGTTACCAGCTTTTCTACGCTGTTAAGCGTGGTGAAGGTAATGCTGCATTCAAAGTTTTGACACTGGTGATAATGCCTGACGGTCATTTCACTGAGACGGCGACTGGTGCGCGTGCGAGCGACGGCACCGCAAATAGGGCACTGAAACATGATGGCCTCCCGGGCGGGAGTTGAACTCGGTCATATTATGGCCGCTAATGTTCACTTTCTGCAATCCATTCAGGTATTTTCGCTTCCAGCTCCAGCCTGGTTTTAAATCCGGTGTCGTCAATCGTGTGCCCGACCTTCGAAATTATCCAGTCCTGCTGATCAATGGCCGCCTTAAAACCCGTCACCGTTCCGTGCATTTCCGGGTAAAGATCCGCCCGGCCATATGCCAGGGTGAGATTGAACTCTGCAGCACCGCGCTGCAGCTGTTGCCACTTTGCGGCCGCCGCGCGCTGTGCCGCCAGCTCGCTGCTGTAGGTTGTGCGTAGCACGAACACGTTACCGTCCTCGCCGGCCAGATAATCGCCCTCCCTGGAGCTGCTGCGCGGCTTTTTCTCATCAGTGGTTTTCTGCCGCTTCCTGACCGTCACTTTCTTTTTCTTGCCAAAATCCAGATCCAGCCAGTAGGCCTGGACGCCGGTGTATGCGTCACGGTCTGCAATGCGGAATGCGTGCCTGTCGCCGCTCTCTCTGGTGATGGCGAAGTCCGGCAGCGCCTTGCCGCTGGCGCTGACGCCGCCACCCGGCAGGATAAACAGCAGACTCCCGTTCTTAACCGTGGCGATAGCCCCCAGGATATCGGCCATGCGGGTGAGAAACGACATATCACTTTCCTGGGTCTGGTCGGCGTGATCGATCTCGGCGCCCATCAGCTGCTCTGAAATCACCGGCGTCAGCTTATAGCGGTGAGCTATCGCCGACACGATGCGCTCCACAGTCACGTCGTGCCACGACACCTCGCGCTTAACGTTAAATTCATCGCGAAAATCTGCGCTGCGGGCCGTGATCTCGATGCGGTCAGGCGGCCCGGCATGCGACACTTCGTCAACAATATAGATGCCTTTGTAAATCAGCGGCTCACCCTGCCAGCCCAGCGATACAGACAGCTCAGCGCCGCGCGGCGGCAGCTCAATAACGCCCTCGCTGTCGTCAACTGAGATCGTCAGCTCGTCGGCATTGAATCCGCGGTTGTCTGTCAACTCCAGTGAGATCAGCTTTTCGTCCAGGACGCCCAGCGTCCGGCCGCCGATCAGGATGTTAAACGCCGGTATGCGTGAAATTTCATTCTGGTATTTTCTGAAGTTTTCAGCGCCGGTGCTGAGCATCTCTTTCGCGCTATCGATTGAGTCAAAATTCAGTGCCATAGCCACCCCCGGCAGAGATAGTTCCATGCGCGCGCGTAGGGCGAAACCGGCTTTTGTTGTCGCCGTGGCGCCACACCCTCCCCCGCGTGTCTGCTGCCGTAAATTGAGCGAGTATCAGTGCCGAACTCACTAAACATGATGGCGGTAGAGTATGACCGACAACTTTTTCCACGGGGCGCGCACCAAAGAGAACACCGACCTGCAGACCGCAATCAACGATGTTGATTCGACGGTCATCGGTTTGGTCGCTGTTGCTGATGATGCCGACCCTCTTACCTTTCCACTGGATACGCCGGTGCTGGTCACCCGCGCGATCAGCGTCCTGGGCAAAGCAGGTAAAACTGGTTCGCTTTACAAGTCGCTGAAGGCTATCTCCGACCAGGTCAGCACTCGCGTTATCGTTGTGCGCGTTGCCGAGGCAAAAGAAGGCGAAGACGCGGCTACGCAGTCCCAGCTGGTTATCGGCGGCACGCAGGCCGACGGCAGCTACACCGGCATGTTTGCTCTGCTGACTGCAGAGCAGAAGACCGGTTACCGCCCGCGCATTCTTGGCGTGCCGATGTACGACAGCCAGGAGGTAACCGCGCAGCTGCGCGTTATTGCTAAACAACTGCGGGCGTTCTCGTACAGCTACTGCGACGGCTGCAAAACCATCGCTGAGGCGAAGACCTACCGCGAACAGTTTGCAGAGCGTGAAGGTATGCTGATCTGGCCGAACTTTATCGCCTACAACCCGCTGAGCGGCGAAAACGAAGAGTTTCCGGCAGTGGCCTACGCCCTGGGCCTGCGGGCGATGATCGATAACGAGCAGGGCTGGCATAAGTCTCTGTCAAACGTTGCGGTGCGCAACGTGCTGGGCATAACGAAAGACGTGTTCTGGGCGCTACAGGCCGAGGACTCCGACGCCAACGAGCTGAACGCGAACGAGATCACTACGCTTATCAAGCGTGAAGGCTTCCGCTTCTGGGGTAACCGCACCACGGACACCGACGAATACATCTTCGAGGTGTACACCCGTACGGCGCAGATCCTCGCTGATAGTATCGCCGAAGCGCAGTTCACCACCGTTGACAGCCCGCTGACTCCGGCGAACGTCAAAGACGTGGTGAGCGGCATTAATGCCAAGCTGCAGGCGCTGGTCACCGCAGGCAAGCTGATTGGCGCGGCGTGCTGGTTTGATATCGTCGATAACCCGACGACCGGCCTTCGCCAGGGTAAAGCCGTGGTGCGCTACAACTACAGTCCGGTGCCGCCGCTGGAGGATTTGACGCTGATCCAGACCTTCACCGATCAGTATTACGAGCCTGCTTTTGCATCGCTTGGAGGTGCGTAATGGCTATTCCGAAAAAACTTCGCCTGTTCACGATGTATGTCGATGGCACCAACCATATCGGCAAAATTCCCAGCGTCACGCTGCCGAAAATCACCCGTAAGACGGAAGACTTTCAGGGCGGCGGCATGCTGGGGGCGGCGGCCGTCGATCTCGGCCTCGATTCCGGCGCACTGGACGCATCCATGATCGTCGGCGGCGTGGTCGAAGAGCTGATCCTGAAGTACGGCAGCGATATTGACGGCCTGCGCATGCGCTTTGTGGGCGAGATTTACAGCGGCGGCACCAGTTCGCTGCTGGAAGTCGAGATGCGCGGGCGCATGACCGAAATTGACCAGGGCGAAGCGAAACAGGGTGATGATACCAACCACACCTACGCCATCAAAAACACCTACTACAAGCTGTCAGTAGATGATAAGCCGCTGCTGGAGATCGACCTGCTGAACTTCATCTACAAGCGCAACGGCCAGAATCTCTACCCCGATCGCATCGTGTCGGCGCTGGGCCTCGGCAACTGATAACCGCTTTTTAAACCTACTGCAAGGCGGCCCCCTGGCCGCCCGGAGAAACCAATATGTCCGTTATTCTCAGCCAGCCGATTAAGCGCGGCGACCAGGAAATCAAAACCGTCACCATCACCGACACCATCAAGCAGGCTGGCTCCCTGCGCGGTCTGCGCCTGGTTGACGTGCTCAACTTCGATTATGACGCCGTTTCAACGCTGCTGAGCCGCGTCACCAGTCCGCAGCTGACCACGGCGGATATCGCCGCGATGGCGACCGGCGACTTTACTGCTCTTTGTGAAGAGATCACGCCTTTTTTGACGAAAGCGGAGCCGTCCGCACCGGGCGAGGCGGCGACGGCGAGCAAGTAAGAGAGGCCGTTATTTCCGGTGTCGACGACACGATCGCCGACATCGCCGTAGTTTTTCACTGGCCGCCCTCCGAGATGTACGGCATGGAGCTGCGCGAGCTGATGGCCTGGCGCGAACGGGCGGCCATCAGAAGCGGTAACCATGATAAGGAGGATGACGACGATGGATCTTAGTATTCGCGTTGCGTTCAGTGTGATCGATAAGCTCACCCGCCCCGTAAGCGCCGCCAGTAAATCCATTGGCGGCCTTTCTGATTCCCTCAAAAAAACCCAGTCTTCAATCAAGGATCTGGAGAAAGGCGCGGCCTCTTTTGAGAAGCTGCGCAACCAGGCGAACGACACGGCGCAGAAGCTCCGCAATACGCAGCGCTCGCTGGACGGACTTAACCAGAAGCAGCGCGAAGGCGGTCAGCTTACCGAAGCGCAGACGGCGCGGCTCGAAACCCTGCGCAATAAACTTTCCCGGCTGACGGACACCTACAGCAAGCAGACCGTGCAGCTGCGAACGGCTGCGCAGGCCGTGCGCCAGCATGGCGTAAACATCAGCTCCGGCAGCGGCACTATTCAGGCCGCCATCAGGCGCACTGAGCAATATAACCAGACCCTGGAGCGCGAGCGGCGCCAGCTGGCGGCAACCACGCGCGCGCATGCGGGGTATACGCAGGCGAAAGAGACGGCTGGCAAGCTGCGCAGTAACGGCATGGGAATGACCCTCGGTGCGGCAGCGGCAGGTTATGCCGGCGGCTCATTCCTTGCGCCGGCGGTTGGCTTTGATGAAGAGATGTCGCGTGTTCAGGCGCTGACCCGCCTCAACAAGGATTCTACGCAGCTGGCCGCACTGCGCGAGCAGGCGAAAAAGCTCGGCGCTGAAACCGCCTTCACCACCCGCGACGCGGCCAGCGGCCAGGCGTTCCTGGCGATGGCCGGCTTTACGCCGCAGGCTATTCAGGCAGCACTTCCCGGCGTGCTCAACATGGCACTGGCAGGCGGCATGGATCTTGGAGAGAGTGCAGACATTGGCTCTAACATCCTCTCTCAGTTCACACTGCCCGCGGGCGAAATGGACCGCGTCAGTGACGTATTAACCGCGGCGTTTACCCGAACCAATACCGACCTTCGTAACCTTGGCGACACCATGAAGTATGCCGGGCCGGTGGCATCAAAGCTGGGGATCAGTCTGGAGGAGGCCGCCGGGATGGCAGGCATTCTCGCAAATAATGGCCTTCGCGGAAGTGATGCTGGTACCGCAATGCGTGCCTCCCTGGCGCGCCTCGCATCGCCGACGGCTGGCGCCGCTAAGGCACTTAAACAGCTCGGCGTCTCTGTCGCTGATTCCAGCGGCCAGATGCGGCCGGTAGAAACCATCCTGTCAGATCTCTATAAGGCAACGTCAAAATTTGGTCAGGTCGATCAGGTCGGCTTCTTCAAAGACATTGCCGGTGAAGAGGCTTTCGTTGGCCTGCAGACGCTGGTCGCCGGGACCGGAAGCGGTGCGCTGCAAAAGCTGATTGGTGAGCTGAAAGGCGCCAAAGGTGAAGCGGATGCCGTAGCAAAGAAAATGGCGGATAACCTGGGCGGCGATCTGAAAAACCTCGACAGTGCCTGGGAGGGATTCCGCATTCAGGTTGAGGAGACGGCAGACGGCCCGCTGAGAAAGTTAACGCAGGGGCTGAGTGACGTAATCACTGCCGTCAGTGGGTGGGTTAAGGAGAATCCGCGGCTTTCGCAAACCCTTCTCCTTGTTGGAGGAGCCGTACTGGTTCTTGCCGGTGCAATCGGCATTGCGAGCCTGGCGGCCAGCTTTATTCTCGGTCCAATGGCTAAGTTGCGCATGGCGCTTAGCATGATCGGTATATCGTCGATTACAGCCACTGGCGGCATTGGTCTGCTCGGTACAGCGTTTTCAGGTTTGAGGATCATTCTCGGTTCTCTGCTGGGTATTCCAGGGCTGATTGCAGCAGCATTTGTTGCTGCGGCTTTTCTGATCTGGCGATACTGGGAGCCTATAAAAGCCTTTTACTCTGGCGTGTTCACGGGAATTATGCAGGCTCTGGAGCCAATTAAAGAGACGTTCTCCTCTTTCTCTCCCATTTTTGACTCGCTGAGCAATAGCGTTAAGGCCGTATGGCAATGGTTTACCACCCTGCTTAGCCCTATTCAAACAAGCAAAGATACGCTCGATAAATGCACCAGTGCTGGCGAGACGTTTGGCAGCGTACTCGGCGGCGCCATACGGCTTGTTCTGACACCAACAAAAGCGCTGCTTGATTCACTCGGTTGGATCCTTGAAAAGCTGGGAGTTCTTCCGGATGAGGCTGAGCGGGCGCGAAAAAAAATCGAGGATGCGCAAAGGTCCGCATTGCTTCAGGACAAAATCGCGCTGCTGCAGGGGGATATGTCTAAGGTTGCACCTAAAAAAACAGAGGCTCCAGCGCCCGTCACACCGCCCCCGAGTGATTCTCCGCTATCCGGAAATACTGGCACGCAACGGAGGCTGCAGAGCATCGCCAACAATACGAAGGCCACCGCCGACAACACCAAAAAGCGGGTTGGTCCCGGCGATATCATTTTCAAAAACCTGCCGCGCGCGCTGGCGCTGCGGGGCGCATATCAGGAGACGCGCATATCGCCCCGCGCCGTTCCCCGCGCCGTTCCCCGCGTCGGCGCCCCGGCGGCCGGCGGGATCATTTCCGTTCCTGCCGCCACGGCGGCCCCGGTCACGGCCCCGGTGTCCGCACCTGCGGGCGGCGCCCCGGTATTTAACCTGGTGTTTAATGACGTCGGCAAACGTACCGATCAGGAGCTGGAAAAGATGGTGCGCACAGCGGTGCGCGAGGCGCTGTCCAGCACAGGCAGAAGTAATCGAGGTTCGTTCCGCGACAGAGAATAGGTGACGATTATGATGATGGTTTACGGGATGTTCGTTTTTACGCTGCGCACGGTGCCGTACCAGCAGCTGCAACACTCGCAGGAGTGGCGGCACGTTAAGAATGACCGGGTTAATAAATCGGCGGCATGGCAGTACATCGGGCCCGGTGACGACAACATAACCCTGTCCGGGGTGCTGTACCCGGAGATCACCGGCGGCAATCTGTCGCTGGCGGCGCTGGAGACGATCGGTTTTTCCGGACGCCCCTGGCCGCTTATCGAAGGCGGCGGCTGGATTTACGGGATGTACGTGATGACCCGGCTGGAGAGAGGTAAAACCGAGTTTGATCAGTACGGACTGGCGAAGAAGATCGAGTTTACGATAAGCCTGAGCCGCGCTAACGGCGACTTTCGCGAGAAGCTGCAGACGTCGTCAGTGAGCGACGTGCTGGCAGACCTGCGGACTGGCGCTACGAAGGCGATCAACTCGGTAAACTCTTTGTTCTGAGAAGTGGCAAAGCCCCTGCTGAGAGGGGCTTTGATACCGGCAGGCATGGTTAATTTTAACGGTGCTGCAGGCGGTACCGCACCGCCGGAAATGGCGGTACTCGATACTACGCTACGCGGGCCCAGCACATGAGCAGGATGTGTGACTCGACGACGCTGATCGTCTCGCCGCTGCCGAGATTATCCGTCTTTCCTGAAACGGCGTGCTTGTGTTTCCCCAGATTAATATCGTGCTTATGATCCGGCGTAGGCCGGATTACTGACGCGGCCCACAACTCCTGGCTCATGCCCGCTACGCGATATTCATCCGCCGGATTCCTGTCGTCCTGGTCACCCGTGGTGAACAATCCGTCGATATCTGAGGCTTTGGCTGACAGCTTGTTGAAGCGCGAATCAGTTATCGGATTGAATGCCCCCGCCTCTTCTGTGCTCTTCCTGCCCAGGTCGGTATCGTCGGTTTCGCCGCTAACGCCAATCTGTACCGCTGGCAGATTATTTTTGCCGATACTGACGCTATCTCTACCTCCCGTTGTGCCGACGTTCGAGCCATCGGCGGCGCCCACGCGAATGCTATGGTTTTCGCCAGTATAAACCCATCGCGAGTGCGGCCAGCGCTCATTAGGGTTGATATTCTTGTTGAAAAATCTGACGGTTCCCGGCGGATTTTCATCCTCCCATGCGTCCCGTAACGCCTGGGCTACCGCATCCTTAATGGCCTTTTGCAACTCCCTCTCCAGCTCGCCGGCCACCTCGTCAGCGTAGTCTTTTGCGTTATTTTTAGCCTTGTTAACCTCATCCACGGTTGCAATGATGACAGATGGATCTGCCGTCAGCTGTATATCAGCGGTGCTGCTGACCATCAGCCAGATATTGATTACCTGGAAACGCCCAGAGCCCTCTGCCAACTGTGGTTTGTAAGATTCAGGCAGATTCGCAACCGCCAGACATACGCCGTCATCATCAAACAGCGCCGCCTCCCTGAGCCAGAACCCTCCCGTTTGTGGAGGCATAACCATTTCTGCGCGTATTACGTTAGCGGCCTGGTCTGCAATAATTAGCCGATTCAACGGCGCGCGGTACATCTCATTAACCAGCCCGGTCTGCTCAGCGTTCGGGGCTGGCAACGTGCCGCCGCCATCGCCAACGGCCATTTGCGTGATACCAAGAGGAATACCATTCAGCGCCGCTGCGGCCAGGCGCTCATTCCCCTGCATTGTTAATAAAGCGCTAAATTTTTTTGTCATAGGGCATCCGTAAACCACCCCCGCCCGCCGGGGGTGGCGTGTTTAGGCCAGCGGGGCGTAGTAGACCGGGCGAATGCCCATATCGGTATTCACGCTTTCCGTGTTTCCGGCATATCCAAACTGGAACAGGCAATCCTTGCTGCGAGCCGGATGCATGCAGATTTTGGCTGCAACGTTGTAGCTTACCGTGGACCAGGGACTCAGCAGCTTGTTTGCCGTCCTGGTTGGCCATACGCCATACAGCTCCAGAATGTTTTTAACCGCATCCGGCAGGGTGTTGGTCGGCTGAATAGCCGTGTTCTCCCAGGATCTCTGATAAAACTCATTCGCTGCAAGCCCCTCGGTTTTCGCCACGGCCCGCACGCTCATTGGGGTAGTCGGCGTATAGTCTCCGGTCCTGGTGCTACCGGTCCAGGTTGGCTTGATCAGCGCCCCGGTTACTGCGTGGATGGCATACCACCCGTCCGCATCCTCCGCGTTTGACCCAAACGCGGACACGTCAGCCAGCGCCGCCTCGTTGCCTGCTCCGTAAACCTGAATTTCTCCCCCGACAACCCTGGTGCCGTAGGTGCGCTCCCACATGTTTCCTACGAGATCGCTGATGCCGCTGTATTTCCTGTCATGACGATACGATAGCGGGCCTGAACCGGTATAAATCCTCGGCGCCTGTGATGACGTGTCTCCCGGCTGTTTCCCGTCAATGCGGCGTCCCGCCTGCGTCGAGTCTCTTGCGGACTTACCGAACGGGTCGGCCCCAAGGGGGTTGTAGCTGTTTTTTACGCCAATGGCCTGCATCAGCGCCCATTCTACAGAGGTCATTGCGTGCCAGGTGCTGCCCATTGCTTTCAGCAGCGGTAACAGCGTTGTGCTTCTTTCGTTACAGGTGTTTGCGTCAACGTTGGGCAGGCTCAGCACCTCTCCGTTTAACAGGCACCCCTGGTACGTTCCCACGTAGAGATAAGGGATCTCTTTATCCCCCTGCTTAAATGCCGGGTGTACGCCCGAAATGCCCAGCGCCGGATTAAGATCCTGGATGTTCGCTTTAGGAATGATATTCACAAACGTTGGCTGTTTCTTACTGGTATACATCACCGTCTGCCTGCCGCCGGATGATGCTTCAATAGCTGCCCGCAGAGCGTCTTTAACTAAAATAGTCGTCATAGCAGTGACCTTATGGTTTATAGGAAAAAAAGGTATCGAGATACTCAATTCGCTGGCGGGTCCAGCTCATTATCTGATCCAGACTGGTAATGTTCAGCGACGGCACGTCAGGCCATTTTGCATATTCAGCCGCCATTAATTCCGGCGTGTAACGCCCAAGCAGATCGCGGGCAAGATTTAAAACGCCGTCCTGCGAGAAAAGCCCGCTCTTTCTGAGTTCTGCATATCGGGCGTTCATTTCCTGAAGATATGCGGTGCGCACTTTTTTCCAGAAATTACGATTGACCTGCATCACCAGACTGTTGTCAAAAAGATTCAGCGTTGGCGGATACGAAATAGATGCGCCATTCCAGCTTAAGCCAAATACGGTGTCGAGGTCGTACGGCATGAAAAACCATTTAATACCGTCCCAGGTAATAAAGGTCGTGTTTTTCTGCACACAGTCAGGCGCGCATATAAAACAGAGGAAAACATAAAAATCCACCACGTTGTTTTTATCCAGATGCTCACCAATTGCGGCGGTAAAGTCGTCCTGACCGAGTTGAGCAAATGCCCGCCAGCGGTCCAGGCTGGCCGCCGTTGCTTCCGTTGGCTTCGAAGGCGAGTCCATCTCCCAGGTGCCGTTATCCGTCAGCTCAGGAATATTAATTGCCCCATCCCAGATAAGCATGATTTGCTCAGGGCTATTTTTGGCAATGTTATAATCCTTGCGCGAGGAGTTATAAAGAAAATCACCGACGCCATAAAACTCACCGTTAATATAAAGGACGCAGGCGTAGCCCTTCGGAGCGCCTATCGCGCCGGTATCAATAGCCTCAGCACCCACCTTGCCAACGTAGGTATTATCAATATCCCGGCGCGGCCATCCTCGCCGCGTTGACATGACCTGTTGCCACAGGTTGTACGACATGACGTTACGGATATGCGTTGAATCAATCCAGTTGGCCTTAAAGATCCACTTATCTTTTGGGACAACGTCGCCGATTTTCAGGCTGATGTTCTGGGTATGGCCCTCATCCGCGAAAAGCTCAAATTTCATGTTCTTTTTCGGATATACGGAGGAGGATGCTCCCTGCACCTTGTACGATACAAAGGCGCTGAATACCTCGCCGTCTATCGTCACTTTCAGCATGCCATTAAGCGGATTGTCCTTGCTGGTTGGCGCACCGCCGGCGGAGGTAATGTCCAGCCTGATTAACCCTGCCGGCTCTCCAAAAGCATAAATGCCGGGGAACTTCTCTCGCGCCTGCTGCTGAGCCGTTTCCGGATCATATCCATCCAGGGCAAGCAGCTGCCTGGCCAGAACGGAAACGGCGTAAAGGTTATTCATCTGATTAACCTCGACGTCCTCTGGCGTGGACTCAAGCAGTGCCAGGGCCCGCATTGCTGACTGAAATGCCAGCATCAGCGCCTGAGTCTGGTCGGATAGTAGCGGCTGGTCCGCGGCCATTTTCTCCACCTGGGCGGCTAAGTCATCCAGCCCCAGCTGTAACAATGCCGATGTTAACGCCTGCAACCCCAGCTGCACCGCCGTTAATCCGTCCAGCTCGTCACCGGTGCGTTGCTCCAGCTGTTTCGTTAGTGTCTCAATAGCCTGCTGGCTTGCGAGCGAATTAAGCCTAACCGCCTTTCCGCTGACGTTCTGATAATAAACAAATGCCACAGGCTGATCGGCGGCATCAGGAATAACAACCCGGAATAATTTCCCCTCCGGCGTTCCGGCTATACCAGCCTTCGTTCCGTCAGGATCTCCGGTACTGGTAAAAAATGTATATTCCCGGTAATCCTGTACGGATTCAACCGCGCTTTTTAAAAACTGCGTCCTGTTAGCCAGCTGTTTCGCCTGCTTATTTGACGGACCGAATACACCGCCCTCAACGCGATCTCCACGCGCCAGAAGGTATATTTCATCTTCCCACCTGGCCTGCTCATTGATTGAACTCATAGATTACTCCGTATAAACACTGCTGCCGTCGTGAAATTCTTTGCCGTCATACAAATGCATGCCGTTTCTTTCTTTGCTTTCGGTGTAATTCGCGTTGCCGATGTGGAAATTAACTCCGTCATAATAAATTGAGTCATCCGGGGTGTACCCAAGAGGATAAACATCAATTACTTCATCGCATGATGCTGATGCCCCTGAATAAATATTCCCGGCTGCGCTTATTGATATCGAAAGGCTATTAATATGTCTGCTAACGGGTCTTGCATCGCCTATTAACCTTTCTAACTCTTTCCCCATGCCGTCGCTTAGCCCGATATCATTAACGCCTACCGTAAGACTAAAAGTTCCTGGCCTGCTTCCCGTTTCCCACCACTCTTTTATCTCCATGCTGAACCCGAGGTTTTCAATCACCCTTCGAACCGCTGCAACCGTTCCCTTGCGGCGGTGGATCCAGTACGACTGCTGGATAGAGGCTATCTTCTTCTCCGCCGGCCAGCTCTTGTCCCAGCGATCGACGGACAGCGCCCAGGCCAGATAGGGCAGCAAATCGACCGGGCAGGTCGTCGGCGTCCAGAGCGTGCGAATAGCCACGGTGATCCCGGACAGCCGCGCCGTGCCCGCCTCAGCACTGCGCAGCCAGGCGCTGGACGAAGGCGGCAGTAAGCTATTCATCCGTTCCGCCGTTCTCGACGTCGTAGCCAGTGTTGCGGGCCGCCTGGGTTTCGCCGATCTGCAGGTCCGCCGACGGGGCGTTAATCACCACGCGCTGGACGCCCTGGACATGCAGCGATGCAGAGATAGCCGAACGGGCGACGTCGCGGCCGATTTTCCTGTCGTTTTCCCGCAGGAACTTCTTCAGCGAAGCCAGCGCGGCGTTGATAATCGGCTCTGATTCCGGGCCCGGGTAGAGATACAGCGTTGCATCAATGCTGTAGTCCACGATCTCAGCGCTCTGCACCGTCACCCTGTCGCCCAGCGGCCTCACCTCTTCGTCATTGACAGCGTTCGCCACGGCGGCCAGCAGCTCCGGTGATGCCGTGCCGTCCCCCTCTGTGGAGAGCACCGCGACGATCACTTCGGCCGGCGCCGGGCTGGACGCCTTCGCGTCGGCGACCTTGCCGCTGGCGCTGCGGGCGAAATACTCATAGGCCGCCGACGGTCCGGCGACGCTCATGCCTTCAAAGGCGGCTTGAGCGCGCAGGCGTAGCGCCTCGTCACTTTCCATAACCGCATCAGTGGTGTCGGTTGCCTCCGCCGTGACCAGCCTCTCTGTATCGAGGTTGGCAGCGATGTTATCCAGATCGTCACCGGTGGCGTGGCTCAACATGCACGCTGCCGCACCTTCGTTAATGCGCTGGCGCAGCAGCATTTCCCGATAGGCCATCGCCTGGGCGATGATGTTCAGCGGCTCCGATTCCAGCTTCATCGCCGCGATAACGGCCGTTCTCTGGTCCTCCGGGAAGGCGGCCACCATGACCGCCTGCACGTCGGCCAGGATCGTTTCATAGTCCAGCTCCTCGATAATTGTCGGCTGCGGCAGCTGGGAAAGGTCAATTGTCGGCATTGCTGGCGCTCCTTAGCGTGACGGCCCTGCTGCTCTTCTCCATGCTCTCCATCAGCATCCCCGTCAGTTCGGCGGTGACCTCTCCGGATTGCGAATATGTGATGTTGATAGCCTCCAGCGCTATCCGCGGCTCCCACGCCGACAGCGCAATAACTGCCGCGCTCATCAGCTGCAGGCGCGTAACGTCATTCTGCGGGCTGTCGATCAGGTCCGGACACATCGAACCGTAGTTGCGCCGCATCAGCCTGGTGCCGACCGGCGTCAGCAGAATATCGCCCACTGACTGCCAGACGTGGTCTTCGTCGGTCAGCGTGCCGGTGCCGATTGCATTCATCCCGCGATAGCGCTCGGTCATATCGGCGCCCCCGTGGTGCCGCCGCTGTCGCCTGGGTGGTGATGGGTGTGAAGCACCTTGCCGTTAGATGAAAGCGATCCGCCTGTGTGCGTGATGTCGCCCTTCATCGTCCCGCCGTCGGTCAGTTCCATCGTCCGGGTCTTCAGGTGCTGGGTACACTCAACCACCGGCGTGCTCAGCGTCACCTTTACAGCGGCCTCGATCGTCGCAGACTTGATGCCAGTGACCTGCAGCGCGCCATCGTCGGCGTCATAGCGAAACTTCGCGCCGTCCGGAGCGGTTACCAGAATTTCGCTGACGGCTGCGCCAGGAGCCGGATGGTCGTTGCTGTACAGACTGCCGCCGATTATGGCGGTATCAACGTTCCCGCCGATGCACAGCAGCCAGACCTGCTCGCCCGGCGACGGCGGGATCCAGATTTCGAAATTACCGGCGCGCTGGGCATTCCAGCGCAGCCAGTCGGTCACCAGATCGCCGCTCTGCACGCGAACGCGCCATTTGACAGTGTCGATCTCCGTCACCGTCCCGGTGCGGGCGATGTTTTCCAGCAGGCGCATGATCCCGGCGATATCCATCACTGCACCCCCAGGGCGTCAATAACCTGGCGGGCGATCGCCATACGGTCTGATTTGCTCAGGCCGAGCAGCTCACGGCGAGGATAATTCGCCATCGCACCGCTCTCGTTAATTCTGTCGCGCAGCCCGTACTGATGGACCCGGGCGATGCGCGCTGCAGCACCCGTATATCCGACGGTAGTCCCTTCGGCGTTAGCCTGAACCTTCATAAATCTTGCCGTCCGCAGGCGGCGGAACATCTGTTCCCGCTTAGTGGTATTCCGGCTCGCAGACTTAAAGCTGATATCGAGGTAGCGCTCGATATCCTCGCGATAAAACGAGCGCATATCGCCCTTATCGAGATCGAAGCCAGTCAGCATGCGTCCGCGTTTACCCGGTACTGCCCGCCAGTTGCGCAGGCGTCGCTTTTCGCCTTCCCACAGAAAGCTCATACCCGCCTGGGCGCGCAGCGTCCTCCGCTTGCGCTGCGGGTATTTAGAGCCGTCCGGCGCCTCCTGGCGCCCGATGCGCTGGCTCTGACTTCTGCGCAGCGTGGTGCCGATGCTTCGTGCGGTGCGCTGGCGTCGTGCCGGCGTCATGGCGGAAAGGATCTCAGCGAATACCCGATCAAGCTGATGAAACAGCGCTGCATCGTTGCTCATACCTGCTCGCCCTCATAGTCATTACCAAAAACCACTTCCCACTCGCCGCCGTTAATCCGCGGCCTGCTCTCGCTGAGGTGCGTGGCAACCGGCTTGCCATCAATTATCTCAACCATCACGCGTTCCCATACCGGCACCTTAAACAGCAGGTCTGCCAGGTCGTCGCTGATAATGTCGGCCTCAAAATCAATTTTCCGGTTGCTCTCTGGGTTCAGCAGCAGGTCCGGCTGGTAGTGCCACGCCCAGGCCATGATCGGCAGCATCAGGTCATCAACCTGACCCGGGAAGTCGCACGCCAGCACCCTGATCGTGTACAGGTACATGAACGACGGTTCGCCGGTCGCCTGTATCTCGATGTTGCCCTGTTCCACCCACACGGTGATGGCCTCCGGGTTGGCCCGGCACCAGGTATTGCTCTCGATCAGCGCCTTGCGCAGCAGCTCAGCTTTAATCACTTTATCCCCCTGGCGATGCGCCGCAGTTCGAGTTCACGAATGGCCGCTTTATCGGCGTTACAGGTATCCAGCGCATCAAGCAACGCATCAGACCACGGCGCCAGCTTGCCGTAAGTTAATGGCCTGGCCGGCGGCGCTGGCGCTTCAGTTTTTGCCGTCAGGCTTTCCGGTAAGGGCTCCTGAATAATCACCGGCGGCGACTTCTGCCGCTCTGCGGTACAGGCCGTCAGCGACAGCGTCAGGCACAGCAGCAGCGGCGCAGGGGTCAGCGTCCAGTGCGGTTTTGATGTTTTCACGTCGCGTTTCTCCTGTTCCATTCCGCCGCTGCGCCAGCTGCTTTATGCGGGCTTCCAGTTCGCTTACGTCCCGGCGCACTGCCCGCACCTCTGCCAGCAACTCTCCGCTCTGTCTAAGCTCCTGTCTTGCGCTGCCCAGCGCCTCTTCTGCGTCATGACGATGGCGTTGCTCAACGCCCAGGCGAAACCAGGCGATGACCAGTAGCCCGGCCAGCACGGCGGCGACAACCAGCAGCCCTCTCATTTCGTTGGCCTCAGCGCAGGATCGGAAAGGCACCAGTCGCGAAACTCCGCGCGGCGTTTTACCAGCCCGGCCAGGCGCTGCCCTGCGGAATTAACGAAGTCCGGCAGGCGCTCGCAAACGCCGGGCCAGTTACCCGCCTGCGCGTTCCGCCAGAGCGTGGTGCGCACCTTCTGGCGTTGCCTGTTGGTGTACCAGGCCAGGCCCGTACAGCCGACGTTAAATGCCGCGTCTGTCATAGACTCAAAGACCCGCTGCGGCGCGGCGGTGCCATTAAACTCGCGGTTTACGCACTTTTCGGCGTGCATCAGGTCATTGGCCCAGCGCTCGGCAATCTCGCGGTCCGCGTATTCCCGGTTCTGCACCCCACCCGTTGAGCCGATACCCACGGTCAGTACGCCCGCCGAGCAGTAATACGGCGTCTTGCGGCAGTCTTCGTATTTCGCCATCTTCAGCTGCGCTTCCTGACTGGTGCGCAGTGCCTGCGGCCACATCACCGCCGCAAGCGAAACGATGGCCGCAATCGAGCAGGTCACAATGCGTTTTTTCATCGCGGCGACTCCCTTATGGTGCGGATCAGTTCCTTAACGTCTTGCCGGTTCTCGGTGTCGTCGCGGATGGCGTCGATCAGCTCGTTGAGCAGCAGGTTATTGGTTTCGTGGATGCGCGACATCCGACGGCGGTGCATCTCACCCAGCACGGCAACCACGATCCCGGTCAGGGCGGCTATCGTTGCCAGCCAGTCCTTTTGGGTCATCATGCCGACGCTGGTCAAGGCCGCAGACCACAGGTAAACCGTCCAGCTCCATATGCGGTTGATCAGCTCCATAGCTGCACGGTCTCCTTTGTCGCATCGACGCTGTTCTCCGGCAGCTCCACGACCTGGCCGGCGGTCAGAAAGATCTGTCCGGCCAGGGCCTTGTTGGCCGCCAGCACTTTTTCGGTGACGCCCTGGGTGGTGCCGTAGTACCTCTGGCAAAGCAGATCCACTGTGTCGCCCTGCAGTGCTTTGACTTTCATCAGAACGCCTCCGCAGAGTTACGGACCACGCCGCGAATATCAGCGATTGCCCAGCGCGCATCGCGCCAGTGATCGTTCGCCTGGCTGGCAAGGGCCAGCGCCTTTTTCTCTCCTGCGTCGCCGGTGGTATCCACATCCCGGAACGTCTCGATCAGCAGCGCGCGGGCGATGCTGTAAACCGCGCGGCGGTAGCGATAAACCTTCAGGCTTTGCCCGTTCACCTGATTTGACGGCACCGCGTTCAGCGATATGAATCCGGCGCTCAGCTGTTCAGACTGCCACCCGGCCAGCTGATCGATCGTGTGGCCCACGGCTTCAATGACGACCTGTTTAAGACGCGAGGTGGTCACTGCGCCAGTGATGCGCATCTCCTTGCGCACGGCACTTAGCTCAATCTCAGGCCAGAACGCGCCAGCGGTAACTTTCTCTTCACCGTCGTCAACGTCCGGCACATCCTCCGAGGAGGGGGTTACTGCGCGAGGGGCCACCAGGCTCATCGTGTCTTCTCCAGAAAAGGTGGCGGTGAGCGGACGGCGAAAAGTAAACGCGAAGCGCTACAGATTGCCGCCCGCGCCGCCAGCGCGCGGGGCGCAAGTCGGTTATTTTTTAGCGGCAGGCTTTCTGGCCGTCGTTTTTCTCGCCGCCGGCTTTCTGGCCGCAGTCTTTCCCGCGGCCTTTGCCGCTTTTTTCTCAGCTGGCACCGCCTTTTCCGGCGGTGCTGCAGACGCGTTTCCGGCATCGCTACCGACGTCACTGCCTCCACTTTCCGTCTGGCCAGCATCGTCAGTCCCGGCAGCGGCCTTTTTCAGCTGTCGTGACAACGTCTCGATCGGTCGCTTTACGCCAGCGCCCGGGTCAAGGACTAGCGCGGTTCGCATCAGCTCCAGCGCCGTTGCCTGCTGTTCCGGCGTTCCGCTGCGCAGCGCGAAGGCGCGGGCCTTACAGAGCTTGGCGCGGACCACATCCGGCATGTCGCTGTTTTCCGTTACCTGGGCGACGTCATCGAGCACCGCCAGGAATGACGTGATATCGGCGTTTTCGTCGGCCTTAACCTGGACCAGGATCGGATCGCAGATTTCGTCTACCAGCGCAGTAGCGGCAGTGCGGTTGAACTTGTCAGGCATGGCGAGGTTATGCGCGATGACGTAGCGCCCGATACGGACCGCCAGCGGGTAATCACCAGCATCAATTGCCCAAATCATCAGCCGGGTGATCACTTCATCCTGACGGCCGCTGTTTCCTGCCAGCGTTCCCTCGATCCAGCCTTCGTAATTGGGCAATAGCTGGCGCTTTAGCGCCGCCTTCGCCTGGTCACTCTGGATTTTTTTCAGCGCGCTCATGTCCATGCGCATGCGGTGCAGGATCTGCTCGTGCGCCGTGCGGGCAGTGTCAGACATATCCTCCGCCCTGCCGTGTCGCTCAGCCATGACGCGCTGAAAGTGTTTCTGTGCCGGTGTCAGCATCATTTCTTCCCCGAATTACGGCGGGCCGCAGCCCGCCAGTGCGCGGTTACTCGCCGCCTTCAGCCGCTTCGGCAAAGGTAATGCCGTCGATAAAGGCGACGTTGCCGTAGTCCTCGATAACAAAGTCGTCATTGGAGGACTGATAGGTCGCAATGCGGTTGTATTCCGGCTCTTCCTTGATGGTCCGGCGCAGGCCGCCGCGCTGGTAATAAACCGAGAGGTTTTTAAACGGCGTGATCAGAATGCCGTTCACCGGGAAGTACGGCGCGATAAAGGTCGGCATGTTACCAACGCGCTCCTGGGCAACGATCAGCTGACCGGCCAGCATTTCGGTGTTCGGGTTGGTCTGGCTCATGGCGTTGATAGCCGGGAAATTGCTGGTTGTCAGCAGATCACCGGCCAGGATCACAACGTTATCCGGGTTACGCTTGTGCCATTCGTCCATCAGGCTGTTTTTGGCGTCATACACGGCGGCGCCAATGTTGCCGTAGGTGCCCTTCGCAACCAGCTTGTTCTCATCATCACGCGAGGTGATGGTGACGCCGGAGATCACGCGGTGCGGCGCTTCGGTGCGGATTTTTTGCAGCCAGCCGATGCCGCAGTCCTGCAGCAGCGGGTTAGCCGCTCGATCGGACGGGTCGCTGTACTTCACGCCGTTAAAGCCAATCATGATGCGATCCAGCGACATCTGGCGGGCCATCGCCTGGCTGATCAGCGGCTGAAAGTTGGGCATATGCGCCCAGGCGTCGAGCTGCTCATAGCCGATGCCGTAGTCGTAATTGACCTTGCGGCACATGTAATCAAACGGCTCCATCGCATGGTTTGCCGCCGGATTGCGGCGGTTGGTCGTGCTGTTATTAACGCCCGCCAGCGGGCCCTTACTGCCAACCAGGACCTTCTGGCCGATCTGCTGATTGACGCCAAAAACGTTAATTTTGCTCAGGAAGGAGCTGTCTTCCTGGGCGGCCTGTTCAAGACGCTGCTGGCGCGTCGGGTCAACGGCAAATTTGGCGGCGATAGCGGCCGGCGATACGCCGTTAAGCTGCGCCTGGCGAGCGATGTACTGATCAAACAGCGCGCGGGTTTTGTTATCCATGTTCTCTGCTCTCGTAGTTAATATCAGTAGTCAGCGAGTTGCGCGTTAGCGCCGCCGCTGGCAGGTGGGCGCTGACTGAAGTTCGCATCGGCGCTGCCCAGCGTCTGGCGCAGCTGCGCGAGGTCGGTTGCCAGCCGCTGGATCTCCGTGCGGTCTTTTGCGCGCTCCTGCTCAGCAACGTTAAAGCGGTCCAGCTGATCGGACTGAGACTGCGCCACGGCCTCAACGGCGTCATGCACCTGGCTGAAGCGTGCATCGTCAGTCTTTTGCCCTTTGCCGAGGATGCTCATGACGCGGGAAAACCACTGCTTGCCCTCGTCAGTACGCTGAGCAGCCAGCTCGATAACCTCAGCTTCAATGGCCTCGGTAAACATCGGCGGCTCTGCCTGCTGGTTGTTAAACGCCATGACCTGGGCGCGCTGCTGCGCGGCGAACTTAAGACGCTCGGTGCCGAGGCTCGCCGGAGTGTCGGTCATCGCCAGGCCCATCACATATGCCTTGCCGTTGAGGGCAAACTGCGGGTGCAGTTCAATGCTGGAGTAGACCTTCTGGCCCTTGTCGGTCATCTGCTTCATGCGTTCTGACGGCTCAATCTCCGCGTAAAGTGCCGTGCGCCCCGCCAGCGGGCCGTCGGAAATATCTTCGGTGCTGAGGGCTACCACATCCCCCATTGCGCCAAAGTCGCTGCCCGGGTACGGCGAGAGGAAGTGCTCGATATTCACGCGGGCGGCGTAAACCTCCTGGTTGTAGTTCGCCGCCGCATCGCGCAGGTGTCCCGGATTAATTTCGCGGCCGTCAACGGTTGCCCCGGAGACGGCGACGCGGAATTTTTTACGGTTAGTTGCCTTGTCTGCCATGTTCGTTTGCTCGGTTTGTTGAGTTCCCGGAGATGATGGCAAACGCCGCCGCCCGCGCGCTATCGCTTGATGTTGTAGGGCTGACACAACAACCAGCAGCGCGGGAAAGCACCCGCGCGCGCGGGTTAATCTCCCCGGCAGGAAGCGAGGAGGAAAGATGGCGATTGAAGAAGCATTCATCATGCAGCGGGCGCGGCAGCTGTACTGGCAGGGTTACCCGCCAGCGGAGATCGCGCGCCTGATGGGTATCAACCAGAACACGGTTTACTCATGGAAAAAGCGCGATGAATGGGACGCCACGCCGCCTATCCAGCGGGTGACGACGTCGATTGACGCCAGGCTGATCCAGCTTACCGGCAAAGACAAAAAGAGCGGCGGCGACTTCAAGGAGATTGACCTGCTGACCCGACAGCTGAAAAAGCTGGATAACGGCACGCCGGCAACCCAGCCGAAAAAGAAGCTCCGCAAAAAGCAAAACCACTTTTCGGAGTCGCAGATTGCGGCGCTGCGGGAAAATATTCTCAGTTCGCTGCACTGGCACCAGAAGGGCTGGTTTGATAACCACCACTGGCGCAACCGGATGATCCTCAAATCCCGCCAGGTGGGGGCGACGTGGTACTTTGCGCGCGAAGCCCTGGTGCGGGCGCTATCTGATGACGTGAAGTACAAGCATCAGCGCAACCAAATCTTTCTGTCAGCCAGCCGCCGCCAGGCGTATCAGTTCCGCAGCTTCATTCGCTCTGCTGCGGCCGAAGTCGATGTGGAGCTGAAGGGCGGCGATATGATCCAGCTCGCCAACGGCGCCGAGCTGCACTTCCTCGGCACGTCGGCGGCAACGGCGCAGTCCTATACCGGGAATCTGTATTTTGACGAGTTCTTCTGGGTCGGCCAGTTCGCGAACCTGAAGAAGGTCGCCGGTGCGATGGCGACGCTCAAGGGGCTGACGCGCACCTACTTCTCCACGCCATCCGCAGAAAGCCACGAAGCCTATCCCTTCTGGACCGGTGAGGCGTTCAACAAGGGCCGCAGCCACGGCAAGCGTGTTGAGTTCGATACGTCCTGGAAGACGCTCAACAGCGGCCTGATGTGCCCGGACAAAATCTGGCGGCAGATAATCACCCTGCAGGACGCCATCGATCACGGTTGGGACCTCACCGACATTGACGAGATCCGCGATGAAAACAGCCCGGAGGAGTACGACAACCTCTACGGGTGCCAGTTCATCAAGAGCGGCGAGAGCGCCTTCGACTATAACGTCCTGCTGTCCTGCGGCGCCGACGGGTACGACGAGTGGCCGGACTGGCGCCCGTATGCCGCCCGGCCGCTGGCAGACCGCCCGGTGTGGATTGGCTACGACCCGAACGGCGCCAGCGGCAAAGGCGACAGCGGCGCGATTTCAATAAACGCCGTGCCGCTGGTCAGCGGCGGCAAGTTCCGCACCGTCGAAACCCTGCGCATCCGGGGTATGGAGTTTGAGGAGCAGGCCAACATGATCATTGGTATGCTGAGCCGCTACAACGTCCAGCACATCGGCATTGACGGCACCGGTATCGGTGAAGCCGTCTATCAGCTCGTGCGTAAGCACTTTCCGGCAGCGGTCTGCTACCAGTTCTCGCCCGCAAGCAAGCGCATGCTGGTACTCAAAATGCAGCAGCTGATCCGCGGCGGCCGCTGGGAATACGATCGCGGTGAGCTTGACCTGGTCGGCGCCTTCAACTCGGTACGCAAGATAGTGACGCCCGGCGGGGTTATCACCTACGACACTGACCGCTCTCGCGGCGTCAGCCACGGCGATCTCGCCTGGGCTACCATGCTTGCCACCGTCAACGAGCCGCTGGGCCAGGACGGCGGCGATACTATGACAGTTATGGAGTACTGATCTTGAGCAAACGATCTTATAAGCCCGGCAGAAAGGCGGCCGGCGAACGAGCCGACCTGGCCGCAGCGCTGAAGTCAGCGCCTGATTTGAGCCTGTTTACTTTTGACGGCCCCTGGCCGGTTGAGGGTGCTCACGATCTGCTGGACAGCATGTACTGCGCCAACAACGGGCGATACTACGAAACGCCGATAAGCTGGTACGGCCTGGCCCGCCAGTTCGGCTACGCAAGCTGGCACCAGTCGGCCCTCTACTTCAAGCGCAACGTGCTTGCCGGGTGCTTTATCCCGCACAAGCTATTGTCCCGCCAGGCGTTCAGCGCCTTCTCGCTCGACTGGTTTGTGTTCGGCAACGCCTACCTGGAAATGCGCAAAAACCGGCTGGCCGGCAACATGGGTTTTCGCAACTCACTGGCGAAGTACACGCGGCGCGGTTCCGACCTCGATACGTACTGGTTTATCCAGGACGGGATGGAAGACCATCAGTTTGCGACAGGATCCGTATGTCACGTCATCAACCCCGACATACACCAGGAGATCTACGGTATGCCGGAATACTTCGCCGGGCTGCTGTCCGCAAACCTGGCTCACTCCGCCGACAAGTTCCGTAAGCTCTATTACGACAACGGCTCACACGCCGGATGCATCGTCTACGTCAACAGCGCGATAGCCGACCAGGAGAGTCTGGACAAGCTGAAGAAGACGCTGACCGATACGCGGCGCGGCGGGGCGTTCAAGAACATCCTGCTGCACGCGCCCAGCGGCGGTAAAGACTCGGTGCAGATCCTGCCGTTCAGCCAGATCTCGGCGAAGGATGAGTTTGTCGGCGTGAAGTCCTCAACGCGCGACGACATCCTCGCCGCGCACCGCGTGCCGCCGCAGCTGATGGGTGCAATACCGGAGGGTAACGGCTCCTTCGGCGACGTTGAGAAAGCCGCCCGGGTATTCGCCATTAACGAGCTGACGCCGGTGATGGAAGCCATGAAGCACGTCAACGACTGGCTGGGCGAAGAGGTAATCCGCTTCAACCCTTACGCCCTGCTCGAAACCGCGAAGTAA